CAACATCGACTTCTTTTGTGTTTAAAACTAATTTACTGTCTTCTTGATAATACTGTAAAGTACTTGGATGAACTCTAGTTGTAGAACCTGTTTGAACCCATGATTTTTTATTGTCAACAGTCTGATTTAAATTAAAACCTACACTACGAAAAACATTGAGATATTCTTGTCCACTATCAGTATTACCTGAAATCTGAAAATAAAAGGAATTGGTTTCTAAAGGTGCAACCGGATATCCTTCCGTATCATATGGTAAGGAATTAGTAGGAAAATCTGCTTGACTTAAAGTAACTTCTCTAGGGTCAATTCTACCATTAACTGTATAAACATATTCTGTAATATTAATAAATGGTTCTGGAATACCTATTAATAAAAACATAGCTTTAATCGCTTGTCTAGTTCCTTTTGATTTCCAAAAATAATTAGTATTCATTAAAATTCTTCTCCAAAGTTCGATATTAACTTCAGCAGGTAATAAATCCGTTTTTATATTTCTTTCTACATCATCAACACTAAAAAAATTACTAATCAATTCTGTTTCATTAACTAACGAAAAATAATCCCAACCGAATGTTCTGGCAAAATTACTTACTAATTGGTCTGGAATATTATTTAATTTATCGTAAGTAACTGTATTAATGTATACTAATGAATCTATAAATTGTCTTAATTGGTCAAATTCCCAACCGTATGTTCTTAGTAATTTCGTCATCTTACCTTCTTCAGTAAGGTCGTATGTTTTTAATGAAGTTGGTGTTAAAAATCTTGCAATTAAATCTGTTTTTATACTATCATATTTCGAACCAATGGTTAATACAATATCTAAGAAATTACTATAATAAGAATTATTAATATCTATATTATATCCATCACTCGTTGTCCAAATTACTTGAGTATTTGCATAAATTACCGACCCATCATCAAGTAATGTAGGGTCACTCATTGTAAATTGAAATCCCACATTATTTTCTCTTTGAGAAACAATATATTGTTCGTAACTATTTAGTGTTGCTCTAAATTCTTCAAAGACCGAATTATTTGGTCTGATATGAAAGCTAAAATAACCATTAGTTTCATTACCGTTTGAAGGAAATGGATTACCCTGAGTCTCAATTGTAATGTATGGAAATCCGTTTGTATCCCCAGTAAACCCAATTATAGGATAGGTATAATCAAGATTTATATCGGACCAAATAACATATTTATCATAAGATAGATTAATATTTTTAATTTCCATGTTATCTGGTTGACTAATATTTCCCAGATTAAATACCAATCCAAATGTATTTTTTATGAATTCTGAAGGTGCTTTAAATGTTGATGTATCAGTTAATGGATTATAAGTAAAATCAAAAAATGTTAGATTGCCACCTTTGAGTGTATTTGAATTAGCAAATAGACTTCCGGGATATTTAAGAATTATATTTTGTATTGAAATTCTTATAAATTCGTATGCAGAACCAAACCTAATAAAGGTATTTAAATCGGATTTATCTAGATTTAAAACAGCATTTGTTGTATATTGTAGTATTATTTCTGATTGTGTATCTGAAACGCCCATTGTTTCTAAAGTAACTGGACGAACAAAAGTACTTAATACATTATTATAGTCGATATATTTTCTTCCATCGAAATTCGATGTAACTGCAAATTTTCCAAATTGAAATATAGTTTCAGAAACAGTATTATTAAAATTTGTACCATTTAAATTTTGGTCGAGAGTTGTACCTATTACTTTTACTTTTGCCACAATCTTTATATTTTAATATAAATACGATAATAAAAAAAATCCCATTGTAAACAATTGGGATTTTTCAAATTAGATTCATTAAATAATTTTATCATATTCCATCAACTACATTATTGAAGTCTTGGGTTTCGTCAATATTTGTTCTTTTCTGTTTTACTTCGTATAATGGAACATCTGTAACATCATCTTTAATTTCGAATAAATTAAATTGATTCGTAATTACATTATTTTCATCATAATAAGTCAATATACCGTTTTGAACATCCTTAACCTGATTACCAGCCAATATATTTGCAAGAGTATCAATAGTATTTTGAACTAATTCTACTTCAATAGTAAGTGGAGAAAAATATGTGTTTGACATTATAATTGTCTGACCGGGATTGCCTATAAATGGAGTTACATTTGGTTTTACATCAGAGGAACTACTTGGTGTTAATTGTAAAAATAGTAAACTACCTGCATCATCAAAACGATATCGAATTGCTTTTTGACTAGTATTTCCAACATTTTCACTAACCGGAACTACTTTATTCGATGTTACTACATACCTAACGACATTTCTTAATTTAATACCACTTGTATCAATAAATTCAATTCGATATCCTTGTAATGCATTATTTGCTTTTAAATTATCTGGTAATGTATTAATATCTAATAATATACCCTTAACACTTGGTAATGAAGATAATACACTACAATCGACAATTACTGTTGAATATGTTTTGGGTTTAATATAAATTGTATAAATTCCTAATTGATTAAATATTGCTGCAGGTAATTTCATATTATATAAACCTTCTAAAAGATTTTCATTTCCAGTTATCTGTTCACTATCCGGAAGATAATTATATGATAATATTTCATTAGGATTTAATGTATAAATTACATTATCGAGAGTTTCTCTATTAGGAGTATAATTATAATACATGTTAATATCGGTGATATTAACATCTGACGGCCTTACTATACCATACGTTCCAATTGCCATATTTTTATGTGTTATTAACTATATTAAAAAAACTACCTGCGGCATATGTCGTTAAATCAACAAGATTTTTAATATATTCTAGTCTATAATTTTTATCAAATACTGATGTTTCCTGTCTTAATATAAATACATCATCATAAATTTTCGGATTACTAATAATATTTTCTTTATTGGGGTTTTGATAATATGGAACATTAATAAAGTTCGGACTATCATACCCTTGACCTGTAAAACTATATGTGGTATTGGTGGTAATACCATCTGTAATAGTATCTACATATCTTATACCACCTAAAAAATACACTATTTTTTCATTAGGAATAGTACTATTATAATCCACACCATCATTTGTTGGTGTACCATTATTAAAATATTGGTCAGTAAATACATTTGTTATTGCGTATTTACGTAATTCCGTTAATCTACTACTTGATGTACCTGTTACAGTCATTATTTATCTAAATATATTTTTTCAAAAATTTGTATTACTTTATAATATTCTGGAAAAAAATTATTAATTTTTATTTTTATCTGTTGTATCACATCATCCCTATATTTACTATAACTCCACATATGGGTATAACCCATTTTAGCACCTAAATTCATACTCCAATTAACATCATTAATCATATCCTCATATTTCAATATTTCCAATGGCTTAATATTATTTTCTTGTAAGATATAATATAATAACGATTGTTCAGCAATTAAAAACATTCCATCATATTTTTTTCTATTTTCATTAAAATCAATGTCTTTAGATATGTCACATAAAATATTTTTCACTTTATCGGCATACATATTTTTTAGATTCATATCATTAAATCCTATAACACCACAGTTATATGCAGTTAAATCATATTTATCCCAATCAATTCCATGTCTCGTATATTTAACATATGGATTTAATGAAGCAGAATACATATTATTAAAACTATCTCCGATTGTGAAACTATCTTCTACAGATTGAACTACCGCAGAATATTCACCATTATCTAACTTATTACCGATAATATCTCTGAACATAAACACATCTCCATCAATATGAATATATGGTTCATTTATTAAAGTATGTGTTTTTATTTTACCATAAATCCAAAATTTTGAATCAACACCATCATTATCAAAATCAACTAAATGTATGTTATCATAAGGAATTAATGAATATATATCATAAGCATCTTTATCACAATATAATTCAATTTTATAGCCTAATTTTTTTATTAACAATACACTAAATAAATATGAGTAAAAATTTTTAGTTAAATATTTAATATCATATTTATTATCGAAATTATTAATTGTTGATGGTGTGGACCATAATGAATGTATATATTTTATCATAAAAATTAAATATAACCTATATTAAATAATAGTGATTCACCAATACCCAACACCAATGTATTATACTCATTTAAAGCAGTTCCATATGGATAATATGCGGTTATTTGTGGCATAAATGCATCGAAAAAACCGATATCTGGTGATTCGGCAGTTAATGAAATTTTAAAATAATAATTAACTGTTGTATCGGGAATAATAACTGCACATGGAGTACAACCTGTAGTTGTTCCTGTAGTCATTATTCTTTCAATTTTTTTTTGTATTTTTTCCATTAAACCACACTCTTTCTCAAATAAACCTTAATGTCTTTTTCAGGGTACTTAATTTCGAACATACTGTCTTTTGTGCTATAAATCGTATTATTTATTATCTGAATTTCACCTGTAGCCGGACTAATTATTTCTTGAGAAACAACATTATTAGAATACTGGCCTCCGACTTTATTATAAACAGTAATACCTATTACGTTTATGACACCATTGGCTTCAAGTATTTGTCTTTGTAATCTACCTAAAAATATATCTTCATTCATTTCATAATTATTAATATCGAAATAATTTCTAACGATATTAATTATATTATTTGCTATTTGATTATCTGCAATATTTTCAACATATACATTGACATCGAATGCCAGATTATATATTTTACCGTCTTTAACTTCAACATAATCATTAACCATTCTGAATTCTGTAAGATATTCTGTAATATTTTGCTTCAATAAAGTATTACTTGTATTTGTTAACTTTCCGTTTGACCCAATACCTAATATAGATAAAACAACTTTATTATTTTCTTTAAATGCATTTGCACGGAATGGTGAACCAAATTTTCCCGGCATCTTATATAGCTGTAATAAATAATCCGTTAATGTTACATCTCTGGTTTGACTTGAAAAATTATATTTAATTAATTGTCTAATCTGTTCATTACTTAATCCATCATTACCGCCAATAGCTGGAATTGGATTATTTACTTTTAAACTTCTTTGAACACTTTGATTAAAATCTTGACGAGAACCCTGTACTCTCAATGTGTAACCACCTAATTGTGTTAATACGCTCGTACCTACGTTTGAATTACTACCACCACCGATTCTATATCTAACAAATAATGTATAATTTGGTTTTAATTTTTCACCTAATGCAGTATTATTTAAGAAATTTTCAAGAAAATTACGATTACTTACTCCGACTTTAATAAAACCACTTTTAAATGCATCTACATCTGCATCTCCTGAACCAAATGTTAATTTACAATATCCATTGGTTGTAAATTCTTTCAGGTATTTTTTAGTAATATCAATCCATCTTGCTGCCTTAATTCCTTCAGTACTATCAGAATTACTATAATTTTCAATAAAAACTCTTTGTTGTGCAAGATAATCTACTTCATAAAATATATTTTCACTCGTATAAAAATCTGAAAGAGGTGGATTGGTACTATAATTTACCCCTTCTAATAGAATTACATTTTGAATTTCAATTATATTTTGGTCAGGTAATGTTACGGTAAAAAATGGTATGATATCATTAGAATTTATAATTTTCTTAAATATAGTTGTTGAACCATTAATAACAATTTCTCTTTTAGTTACATTATAACTAACGACAATGCCATTCGAATCTAAATTTGGAATAATTGAACGATTTGGGTCACCATAATTACTAACAGGTGAGTTCCAATCAATAATGTCTTGTGTTTCAAAGATTTTACCACCTCCAAGAACTTGTGCTCCGGGTGACAGTACTGGATAATATGAAGAATCTGGTCTATCGCCTAATACAGGAATTGTTACGCTAAAATCCACTACGGTAACAGAAGGTCGTTTACCGGGAATATTAAATCCCATGTTTTTTGCAATATTTAATAATGATGACCTTAATTGTGCATATTCTAATTGAGTTTCTTGAAATGCTCTATCCGTATTAATAGATAAATTATTAGCTACACCAGCATTTAAATCGATGAGCATTGCACCTACGCTTGAATCAGTAAAATCACTTAATACCTCTGGATATGCTTGTCTAATAAATGAAATTAAATCAGTACGAATTTCTCCAAAAGTCCTGCTTCCGTATTGTATTATATTGGTTGAGTTATCTGTTGCCATATTTTATATCTTAAAAGTTTAAATCTAATTCACCATTCTCTGTGAAGGTATCCTCTGTATATGCAAATTGAATATTAACATTCAATTGATTTTCTGAAATCGGCTGACCATTATCATCTAAATTCCAATTAAAATTTATTTTACTTATTTTTAATGCGGGAATATATAAAGAGACGGTATTTTTTATTTCTTGTTCTACGTCACTTGATGTTATTGTATCGTTGGGTTCAAAAATATATTTCAATAAATTTGTTCCATAATTTGGTTCATAGTACCTTTCACCCTTTTGAGTTAATAACAATAATAACAAATCAGCACTAAAAGCATCTTTTGTTACCTGAGTCATTAAAAAATACTTATTAGTACTTACATCATCTCTAAGAGGATATTTGATATTATATGTCTTCATATAAAAGATTTTTATATAAATACTTATAAACAAAAAAATCCAGACGACTTGTCTGGATTTACTATATTATTATTATATTATAATTATATTCTAGGTTTTCTACCTCTTTTACCTGCTCTTTCGGCTCTTTCTTGTTCTTCTTTTTGTTTCTTCTCGTCATAAAGACTTTTAATCGATTCATGTAATGCCAATACTTTTTCATCACCATATTTTTGTAAAACACCCGTGTAGGTATTAAAATCCGGTTTACTTAATGATAATGTATCGTTTTCTTTAATTGTAATACCAGCAAGACATTCGTCAATTACCATTTTTTTCATCTCATCAGGTAATGAATCCAGAATTTCTTCATTAATTATAATAACATAATTAATACCATTTGAAGCCTTTTCACTTATTTCATTAAATTTCTGTGGTTTACAGACTTCATTCTTTTGTTTATTATTGCAAAAGACAAGAAATTCAACCCAATCTGGAATACTAGTGTTTTCTCTAACTTCATTAAAAAGTAACATTACATCATCCGATGCATCTTCTAATTTTGCCATAAAAATTTATTTTTAATTGTTAATAATGGAATCATATTTAGTTTTGATTTTATCGATTTCCGTAAATAATTCAATATAATTAGAATTCGACCTATCAAATGATTCTTCAAGTGTTTGAATGAATTCGGCCATGTCATTAATACTTAATCTAACAGTTTCTTCAATATCGATTAATGTTTTAATTTGTTGTAAATTTAAATCTTTTTCTTTAATTTCCAACATTTTTTTTTCATATTCTGAATTAATTACTGTAGCTTCTTCCTCGGTAACTGATTTAATATTTTCTTTTGAATATATTTTATCTAATTCATCTGTTCCGGTTTTTATTGTAGCAAGTTTATTTACTTCGTTTATTTTTTTAGCTGCTTCAGAATTAAATTCTCCAATTTCGACAGCTTTTTTTAAATCTTCTAAAAATTTTGACATAATTACTTATTTTTATAAATTTATGTTTTGCATTTCAATTCCTTTGAATTTCCATACTTCATGAGTATTATTATATACAATTCTTTTTATAAAATCAATTACTGCAAATCCCATTAATTCACCATAATCATCTTTTACATAGAGATTATTAATATCAATTAGTTCATTATATACATCTGAATCATCTAAAATTTCAGTCGTTTTAAATTTCAAAGGTATTAAAAATTCTAATTGTCTGTACTCAAAACCTATTTTTTTTACATGAAGAAACTCAGTTAATTGTTCTATTTTATTTACGATATTTTCATTTTCCCTATTTATTTTAATTGGAAATTGAAATTGTTTGGATTTTCTAAAAACATCTACAACTTTATATTCAAAATCAGTACTTTTATCATCAGTTTTTTCAAGCACATCCATTATATTAGCTAATCCTACTTCAATCGGTCTGTTGTTGAAAATATGGAGTAATTCTAAATCATCATCTTTTGTACGTCTTTCCTCAAATTCTAATTCAATTACTTCGCCAATCGTTTTACCCGCATGCTTATGCTTATCATCAAAAAAACCATAATGCTCATATCTACGACCAAATCTGTCTTTCATACCATAACTCATACTATTTTTATCCGCAGCAACAGCCATTTTATGAGGTGTCGCTGTACGCATAAACTTATCTGCTTTTTTCAGTAATTCATAATAATCTCTGGTATATTTTTCATCCTTTTGCCCGGCATAGAATTTTTCAAGTAGAGGGTTTCTATGTAGTTTTCTTGTAATTTTTTTATTTTCCTCACCTAAATTATTGGGGTCTGCTTTAAGTATCTCAACTTCAGTATTATATAAAGCAATTCCGGTACGAACTAAGATACTATGTACCTTAAGACTAATCCAAACATAAATGTTTTTAAGAATTTTCATATTTTTGAATCTAACATTCTTTTATTTAATTTCACTGCATTAATAATACCATATGCTCGTTTATCTGATATATTATAATCAGGAAATAATTTTTTTAAACACCAAATATTATATGAATTTATTAATTGTTGACGAAACCTAATTATTACATTAAAGAATTTTATTATAACTCTTCTAATAATTTTAATTGGTTTGAATTTCACATTTACACTTTTCCAATAAAAAGTTGCTTTCTTTCTTCTATATTCACGTATTTTATTTACTGTATTATCGATTGGCGATAATACAGTAATTTTCCTATTAGTTGATTTACTTACATCTTTTTTTATTGTATTTTCATATAATCGATATGCTTCCCCAAATCGTTTATCAAATAATTCGTTATCGTCTCTACAATCTATGTTTTCACGATAAAACTCACGAACTTTTATTAGTTTATTGTCAACCATTTCATCGAATTCCGATACAGTTAATCGATATGCTTTCCTTCTTCTAAATAGATTAATTATTTTTTTAAATATTTTCATATTTTTAAATTTAAACCACTTCTAATATTTTAAACACTGCTGTTTTATAAAACTCAGCACGTTTCTTTGTAACGTTTTCAAGGTTATATTCTTCTTTAAAATCCTCGTATAATTTTTCACCTAATTGTTTTCTCAAATCAGCATTTAGTATAAGTCTTTTTAAATATTTTTGCCAGTATTTTCTTGCATTTTTTACCGCAGGAATTAACACACAGTTTTCCATGTGTTTACCATGAACATTATAAGGTGGAATATCTGAACAAACTATAGGAAGTTTTCTGGTCCAACATTCTACTTGCTTCAAATTAGATTTCATTCTATTAAATGAATTATCTGCTAATGGTGCAATCACAATATCGGTTTCATTTAATACTTCTGCATATATATTGGCTTTTTGTGTCCAGCGTCTTGCAAAATTACCTTCATTTTCATATTTAACATTACGTTCGTAATTATCCAACCATTGTATATAATCAGGATTTTCTATCATTCGATGATTATCAGTAAGTATATTTTCATATACAAGATAAACACTCTCCTCTGATTTAATATCTCTTTGATTCGTACTAAACACTTTACCTCGATACTTATCTTTAAGTTCATTAGATAATTTAGGTATCATATCTACGTTACCTCTGGTCTTATTAATAATTTTAACAGTATCTACTATCCAT